TGCACAAGGCTCATTACACTTTCAAAATAAGATTGTTAGAAATTACTGGAAATTCACGGAAAAATAATATAAAATATGTTCTGATATGTGTGAATACGTAAGTTACTTACACGTAAACAGGCATATAAAATTTGAAAAAAATTTTATATAAATTTTAAAACTTTAAGGGTCCATGACAGAATCGAATCTTCCAACAGATAAGCTCAGACTAAAGGTAGAAAAGGCCTGGCTTGAACATATAAAGTTGTGCCAAGATAATTTTTTATATTTTGTAAAAGAAGTCTGGCCAGATATTGTTATGAAACAGGAAAGTAATCCTGATCATTGGGGACATCACCAGATTATGGCCCATGAGTTTACTAAGATTGCTACACAGAAAAAAGGGAGGCTCATAATCAACATGCCTCCTAGACATACTAAGTCAGAATTTGCTTCCTTTTTGTACCCCGCTTGGATGATAGGTAAGTTCCCTAAAATGAAAATTATGCAGGTAACTCACAATGCCGAATTATCAGCAAGGTTCGGTGCAAAGATTAGAAACTTGATGGATACTCCTGCTTATAAACAAGTCTTTGGAGATGTATTCTTACGACCTGACGCTAAAGCAAAATCTAAATGGGAAACCAATCATGGCGGAGAATATTTTGCTGCTGGTGTTGGAGGCTCTATTACAGGACGGGGTGCTGATCTATTAATTATTGATGATCCTCACACCGAGCAGGATGCTCATAATAAACAATCCTTTCCTAGAACATATGATTGGTATTTATCAGGACCCAGACAGCGTTTGCAACCTGGCGGATCTATTGTTTTGGTTATGACAAGATGGGCCACTAATGATTTAACAGGTCTCCTAACAAAAGCAGAAGACGAACCAAAAGCAGACAAATGGTCTAAGATATCTTTCCCAGCATTATTTGAAGATGGCGAGCCTTTGTGGCCAGAGTATTGGAGCAGAGAGGATCTTGAAAGAACAAAAGCATCTATTTCAATTAGAGGTTGGTCAGCTCAGTATCAGCAAAACCCAACATCAGAAGAAGGTGCATTATTAAAACGAGAATGGTGGCAACCTTGGGAAGGGGACATACCAGATTTAGAATATGTAATTCAAAGTTATGATACTGCGTTCAGTGCAAAAGAAACTGCCGACTATTCTGCTATTACTACTTGGGGAGTCTTCAGACCATATGAAGGATACGAGAAAGCTTTGATATTACTTGATGCTGAAAAAGGTAAATATGATTTTCCAGATTTAAAAAACAGAGCTTTTGAAGCTTATAAGTATTGGGATCCAGACATGTGTGTTGTCGAGGCCAAAGCTTCTGGTCAACCGCTTCTTCAAGAATTTAGAAGGGCTGGAATACCTGCAATTGATTTCTCTCCTAACAAAGGAAAAGATAAGCATACCAGGGTTAATACTTGTGCAGCCGTATTTGAAGCTGGCTCTGTTTTCTATCCTGCTGATGAGAAATTTGCTGAAGAGGTTATCGAAGAGTGCGCAGCGTTTCCTCATGGAGAATACGATGACTATGTTGACAGCACTACACAAGCGGTGTTAAGGTACAGACAAGGCGGGTTTTTAACTTTAGAAACTGATTACAAGGAAGAAGATTTGCCACAAAAAGATTACGTATATTACGGATAGGAGAATTTATTATGGCAGAGCCAAAAAGAGGATCAGTAGAAGCTTTCAAAGCCGCTGAAGAAAGAAGAAAAGCAAGAATTAAAAAAGTTTCAAAGCCAAATGTATCTGAAGCAAGACAAGCTAGAAAAGATGCGTTCAATGCAAAAGTTGCAGCTAACAACAAAAGAGTTACAAACCAAGATTCTGTTAAAAAATTTAAAGCAGCTGAAGAGAGAAGAAAATCTAGAGTCGCAAAAGTTAATAAGATGAATCCTGATTCTCCGAAAGCAAAAAGAATTGCAGCAGCGGCAGCTACGACTGGTGCGAAAGCAGCAGCTACAAAAGCGATGACCTCTGATAGAGCATACGCAAACAAACCACAATCTAAAACAGCAACAGCATCTTCTCCAAAAGTTAAAGTTAAAGCATCTCCTCCAAAAGCTCAAGCTTCCGTTAAATCTGCAGGAAGTTTCGCAGACGCTTTTAAAAAAGCAAGAGCTCAAGGTGTTGGAACTAAATTTGCTTATAACGATAAACAATATTCAGCAGTAACAAGAGATGATGTTTCAAGAGCAGGTAAATCTTCTCTTAAAGATTTTTTAAATGCATCTAAAAGAAAAGCAACAACTAAAATTGCAAAGGCTCCTGGACAAAGAGAAGAAGCTTTAATTGCTAGAAGAGCAGTAGGTGGAGAAATGAGAAGCGGTTCAAAAAGAAAAATGACTGCTGAAGAAAGAAAAAGAATATTAAATCAACTTAGAGAGAGAAGTAAGAACAGAGCAAAGCCTATGCCTTACAGACCAAAAGCTGGAGAAGAGAACAGAGCAAGACCAATGCCGTTACCTATCCCTCCTAAAGTTAGAGCACCAAGAGGTGGAATAGGATCAATGCCAAGAGAAAGAATGCCTGAAGAAAGAAGAAGAAGAATGCCTACTCCAGAAAGAATATCTATTTTGGATCAAATGAATAAAAGACCTGAAATGGATAGATACAAATCTGGCGGAAGCGTCATGGCTCGTGGTTGTAAGATGGGTAGAAAAAAAGCAACTAAACTTTACTAATGCCAAAAGATGATATTAAAATTATTAAGCTAGACCCTTTAGCAGAAAAATTAGATAAAGCTGGTTTTAAAGGAGGAGCTAGTAGAAGAATATCTAAACCAAAAAAACTTTCTAAAGAAGGTAAAGCTGCTTTAAAACAAGCTACCAAAGATAATTTAAAATATAGTAGATATGTTTCGAAAGTTGGTCTACGAGGTGATTTTGGCTCCCCTATGATGAGTAGATCTACTGCAAAAAAATTAAAAACAGCGGCTAAAGAAAAAACTTTAAAATCAGAGTTAGATTATCCTATAATAGCTAACTTTCCAAAAAACATTTCTACAAAAGCAAAAGATGAAGCTAGAAAATATTTAAAAAAGAAAAAAGTTGAATATCAAAAAGATGCTAAGTTTTTTCAAAAAAGAGGTCTAAGCAATGGAGGACTAATTAAAGGTTTTCCAAAACTTGCAAAACGTGGATATTAGTATATTAATCTGGGAGTAAAATGAGTTCTGAAATATTTGATGAAGTAGATGAAACCTTAAAAGTCGAAGATGAGACTAACGAACCTCAATCTAAAGAATTTAGAATTGAAGGCGAAGAAGTCGAGGAAGAGTTAGAAGTTGGTCAAGAAAACTTTTACACAAACCTTGCAGACGAATTAGATGACAATGTACTTTCTAAAATATCTTCACAGCTAAGAGCTGAATATCAAAGAGATAAAGATTCAAGAAAAGAATGGGAAGATGGTTACACATCTGGTCTAGATCTTTTAGGTTTTAAATACACACAACCTTCAAAACCTTTCAGAGGAGCGTCAGGCGTGACCCATCCACTTTTATCCGAGGCTATTACACAATTCCAAGCACAAGCTTATAAAGAATTATTACCGTCTCAAGGACCAGTGAAAGCAGCCATTGTTGGTGTTCGTAGTGAAGAAACAGAGGACCAAGCTACACGGGTCAAGGACTTTATGAATTACCAAATTACAGAGAAGATGGAAGAGTACACTCCAGACATGGATCAATTGCTTTTCTATTTACCATTAGCAGGATCTGCTTTTAAGAAAGTTTATTACGATGAATTAATGGAAAGACCTGTTGCTAAATTTGTACCAGCAGAAGATATTATTGTTCCATACTTTGCATCGAACTTACAAGATTGTGAAAGAATAACTCATGTACTTAGAATGTCAGAGAATGATTTGTTTAAGAAAATGGAATCGGGTTTCTACAGAGATGTAGATATCAAACCGTCTACAACAAATCAAACCTCTATTCAAAAGAAGTATGATGAATTAGAAGGTAAAGCTCCTAATCAAGAAGCATACAATTATCAAATTTTAGAAATGCATGTTGATTTAAATTTAGAAAAGTTTGAATCAGATGATCAAGAAAAGAAAATTAAAGTTCCTTATATTGTAACTATAGATGAAGGCTCAGGTCAGATTCTTAGTATTTATAGAAACTACAAAGAAGGAGATAAACTTTTAAAAAGAAATGAATACTTTGTACATTACAAATTCCTACCAGGTCTAGGCTTTTACGGATTTGGTTTAGTACACATGATTGGTGGTTTAACAAGAACAGCAACTCAAGCTTTAAGACAACTTCTTGATGCGGGTACTTTAGCAAACTTACCTGCTGGTTTTAAATCACGTGGTATTAGAATTAGAGATGACGACCAACCTTTCCAACCTGGAGAGTTTAGAGATGTAGATGCACCTGGTGGAAACATTAAAGATCAATTTCAAATTTTACCTTTCAAAGAACCAAGTCAAACATTATATAGTTTGTTAGGTTTTGTTGTTAACGCTGGCCAACGTTTTGCAAACATTGCTGATATGGCTGTTGGTGAAGATGCACAGAACAGAGCAGTTGGATCTACACTTGCTTTATTAGAACGTGGATCAAGAGTGATGAACGCAATTCACAAAAGATGTTACTACTCTATGAGACAAGAGTTTAGATTACTTCACAAAATTTTCGGAACATACTTACCGCCTATCTATCCTTACCAAGTTTACGGTGCTGATCAAATGATTAAATCTGCAGACTTTGATGACAGAATAGATATTTTACCTGTTGCGGATCCTAATACTTTTTCAGTTGCACAAAGGGTAACGCTTGCTAATGAGCAATTAAAAATTGCAATGAGTAACCCTCAGATGCATGATATCAGAGAAGCTTACAGAAGAGTGTATGAAGCACTTGGAACACAAGCAATTGACAGTTTATTAAAACCAGTTGAACAACCTATTCCAAAAGACCCTGCATTAGAAAACACTGATGCAATGAGTTTGAAAGATTTAAAACCATTTGCAACACAAGATCATGAAGCTCACATTGAAGCTCATATGGCCTTTATGAAATCAAGAATGGTACAAGTGAATCCGCAAGTATACGCTGCTTTACAATCTCATATCTCAGAACATATTTCTTTAAAATCAAATCAAGAAGTTGTTGAAGCCATGGCCCAAGATCCTCAGTTAGTACAACTAGCAGAAGTAGATCCTGAAGCATGGACAGCTCAGTACAATGCAATGGTTGCTAAGAGAGTTGTAGAACTAACTACTAAACTTGTTCAAGCAGAAGCAGGAAGTAATCAACAAGATCCGTTAGTAGCATTGAAATCAAGAGAACTAGATTTAAAAGCTATGGATATGCAACGTAAGTCTACAGAATTTGAAACAGAAGAACAAAGAAAACAAAATGAGATTATGGTAGATACTTCAATTGAGCAAGCTAAACTTGATCAAGCAAGAATGGGTCAACAAGAAAGAATTAGAGTTGCAGAAGAGAAGTTAGATATTGCAAGAATGAAAGAAATGCAAAGGAGAAACTAATGTGGAACTGGATTAAAAATTTATTCAAACCAAAAAAACAAGAAATTAAAAAAGAAGATCCTAAACAAGATTTAAGTAAGCTTACTAAAGGTGATCTTAAAAAACTATACGCTCAAGGTAAGATAACAGCCGACTTTAAAAACTATATTAAATAAATAGTGAATAGAAAAAAAGAAAAAGGGCTTAGTGGAGGCAAGAAGTTTGGCCCACCACCTAAAAAAGGACCTAACCCACAAGGGTTGGAACTCAATGGAAAAAAATTATCTAAAAAGCTTACAAAAAAATCTAACAAAATACGATAAATTACCTAGAGAACAACAAATTGTTTTTCTTGCTGGTGTTTTTGACGGTGAAGGAAGCTTCGGAAACTGGTCAAATGGCAAAAATAGAAAAAAACAACTCCAAGTATCTGTAGAAACTACTGATGTAGACATGGTTTTAAGGTTTCACAAGATGTTTAATGGTTATTTTTTTGTACTTCCTCCTCAAAAAGAGGGAAATAAAAATTTATTTCGCTGGAAACTAAAAGGCAACAAGGCTTGGAAACCCTTAGAAGAAATGATACCCTATATGTGTACAAGAAGGAGAGAAAAATTTTATGGCTTGGTTGAATCTATTAGGCTTAGCAGCAAAAGCTGGAGCGCACGTTTATCAAAATCGTCAAAAAACAAAAATGTTGATGGCGGATGCTCAAATGAGACACGCACAAAAGATGGCAGACGGACAAGCGGAGTACCAAGGCAAACTTCTTGAATCTAGAAATTCAGATTGGAAGGACGAATTTATTTTATTGCTTTTATCCGCACCGATTGTAATGTTAAGTTGGGCAGTCTTCTCAGATGATCCAACCGCTATGGACAAGATGCAGCTTTTCTTCGAATATTTTTCACAACTCCCTTTTTGGTATCAAACAATTTTCGTTGGTGTCATAGCTTCTGTGTATGGACTAAAGGCTACTGACCTAATCAAAAGAAAATAACTTGCAATTCACATAAATTCTTCTATAAACCAGTAAATATGGTTACCTTAGATATAGAAACTATTCGAGAGATCAAAAGATTAATCGAAAAAAAAATAAATCAAATCAGCGAGCAGATAATATACGGTAGTATAGACAATTATGAGAAATTACAGTATTCTAGGGGACAAATTAGTTCGCTTAACCAGCTAAAGGAGGATTTGGGCGAACTGCTCAGAGATGACAATGACAAAGACTGAAAAAAACATAGCAAGTAATGAAAATAATTTCATTGTACCTAAAACCAAAGAGGAAAAAGAAGAATATATAAATTCTCTTCCTGATCCAGTTGGATATCGTTTATTAATCAGACCATTCGCAGGTGCTCAAAAAACCAAAGGCGGAATTCTTTTAGCAGATACTACTATTGAAACTATTCAAGCAACAACTGTTGTAGGTTTAGTAATTAAAGCAGGTAATCTTTGCTATAGAGACAAAGAAAAGTTTCCCCTTGGCCCGTGGTGCAAAGAAGGTCAGTTCGTGATGTATGGAAGATATGCAGGATCTCGTTTTAAAAACAAATGGGGTGAACATAGAATCTTAAACGATGATGAAATTATAGGTGTAATTAAAAAACCCGAAGACATTGCTAATTTATACTAAGGAGAACGAATGATGGCACAAGAAGAAGTAAAACAAAGTAAGAAAGACATCGACATCGATACAGATGACGTGAAGCAGGAGGATTTAACCGTTGAGGTTAAAGAATCTGCTAATAATGTAGAAACTAAAGATAAGCCAAGTTTAAATTTTGGTGAAGTAGATTTAGGCTACACGGATCACGGTACTTCAGAAGAAGAAACTGAAAAGAAAGATTCTAAAACTGAAATTAAAGTTGAAGAAGATAAAGTTGATGATCTTAAAGAAGATTTAAAAACTGAAGGAAAAGAAATCGAAGGAGAAAAAGAAGAAATTCCTGATGATGAAAAAGATTATAAGAATCTTTATAAAAAATACAAACAACAAAACAGAAGAATTGATAAACTAACTTTTAGAAGAGAAGAAGCAGAGAGACAAGCTAAAGCTGCTGAAGATTATGCTAAAGGCGTTAAGAAAAAATTAGAAGATATCGAAGGAAGATACAATGTCGAGTCTGATAATTATCTTAAAGAATTCGAAGCAAGAGTAGATGCTCAAAGAGAACAAGTTAAAAATAATTTAAAACTTGCAATCGAAAACAGCGATACAAATGCTATTATGGAAGCAAATGATCAGTTAACTCAATTAGCTGTTCAAAAAGAAAAAGCTAAAATTAGAGCTGAAGAAAGAAAATCAGCAATTGAACTTGCTGAAAAGGAGAAGAAAGAAGCTGAAGAACAAGCTAAAAACGCTCCTCAACAAGCTCAAGAACAAGCTACACCATCAGAAAAAGCTCTGTCTTTCAAAAACAAGCATAAGAAATGGTTTGGCTATGATAAAGATCCTGCTCTTACAGCATATGCTGTAGCATTAGATGGTCAGATAAGACAAGAGGGTATTGATGTCGACTCTGATGAATACTATAATGAAATAGAGAAAAGGTTAGATCCTATTTTAACAGCTCAAGGTTTGAAAGAACCAGCAGATGCTGTTGAAGCTAAGCAGAAAGCGAAACCTGTCCAGACTGTCGCTTCTGCTGGAAGAAAAGAAGTCGGACGCAAAACTGTGACACTCACCAAATCACAGGTAGCAATAGCTAAAAGATTAGGTGTGCCACTTGAAGAGTACGTTAAATATGTGAAGGAGGCTCAATAATATGAACGATACTATAAAAAGAACTTCACGCAACGCTGAGTCGAGAGAAGTTGAACAAAGAAAAAAGACTTGGCAGTTACCATCTAGTTTGGATGCCCCGAAAGCACCCAACGGTTTCGAGCACAGATGGATTAGAACCAATGTGCAAGGTTTTGAAGATACGTCTAACGTAACTAAGAAACTTAGAGAAGGCTGGGAATTTGTGAAAGCGGAAGAGATTAAAAACGATCCCGATATTCATAAGTATCCTCAGATAACCGAAGGGAAGTATTCTGGATGCATCGGAATTGGAGGCCTTGTGTTGGCAAGGATACCGACAGAGATCCTAAGACAGCGATCTGAGTATTTCGCAAGACTTACAACAGATCAGTTAAAAGGAGTTGATAACGATCTTATGAAGGAACAACATCCGTCTATGCCTATCAATATTGATAGACAGAAGCGGGTAACCTTTGGCGGTGGACGCAAAAATTAATCTTTTTGTTAATCCTACCTAGAGGTTGGCTAATATAAACTAAAAACAAAAACTAACTTAGGAGTAAATACTTATGTCAAATGTAGTAGAAAAGTTTGGTCTAAGACCTTACAGAAAACTTGACGGTACACCTCTAGTTGGAGCTCAGAACAGATACACAATTGCTAGTTCATATGCAACTGCGATTTACCAAGGTGACCTGGTTATACCAGTAACTGGTGGTAACATCGAAAGACATACAGCTAACAATTCAACAGCTGTTGTGGGTGTTTTTAACGGATGTTTTTATACAGATCCGACTACTCAAAAGCCAACTTTTAGCAACTATTATCCAGGCGGTGTTGCTGCTTCGGACATTACAGCATTTGTAGTGGACGATCCAGACGCTGTTTT